GAGCCCTCCATCACCGCCCCCGGTATCCCGCTCATGCTGGCGAACCCAGACACGCAGAGTCTCCGGCGTACAGCCAATCTTTGGAGCAATGGAACAAATTGTCGCCCATTGTGAGTCATATTCGCTCTGACTTTCCAGAACCATACGGACTGCCCGTTGACGGACTTCGGGGGAAAAACGAGTATTTTTAGTCATCCTGTTTACCTCTTTCTCAGGAAGTTTAGTCTCCAGGATTCCCGGGGCGGTTCAGTAACCTCATAGAAAGCGGTTTCTGTCAGAACAAAATAATCAGCAAGCCATGGAAAACGGCTGGTGGCAGTAGCCCAGTTTATCTTGATGTACTTGAATATACCGGTCATTACCTGCTGAATTTTGTTCGCAACGATAATGGCGCGGGCACCGGGATACATGATTATGAACAACATGATCATGATAGAAGTCATGTCTGATTTCCCGGTACCGTGACCAGACGAAACAGATGTCTTGCTACCCTGTTCCTGCACAGACTCAATAATCAGATCCTGCTGCCAGGTAGGTGTTTTGCCGAACAAAACATCAGCGGCCGCAATCCAGTCATAACGATATAGCGCCACCAGCTCGCGCCAACGTGGATCCGTTACGCAACTTCTGGCCATTAATCATCATCCCCGTATAGCTTGCGGGTAACTTCTTCGTCTTCCTCCTCGTCTTCGTCCAGGTCTTGTTCCAGCCATGGTTCGTTTGATACACCTTCAGTATCAACATCTCCATAACCGCCTGTATCAACGATATCGGCGATTTCTTCCCTACGTTGCTCAATCCACAATGCGGCATCGGCGCGGCGGTTGGCGGCCCGTTCTCGCGCAACTTTGTCCAGATCTTCAAGAGAAGGGCCACCGACGGCAGTTTGCCTTTCCTCATCATCGGTATTGGTCTTAGGAGCACGCAGATCGGCTTTGATTTGCTCCAGCATCAGGGGCGGCACTTTCCCGCCATGCGCCTCGATGAATTCAGCTGCTTCCAGCACTGACCAGTTATTTTCACGCTTTCGTTCGTATGCCAGCTTAACAATGCCAGCTTGCCCCATAGATAAAGCGTGCTTTTCCGCCTCCCGGCTTTCTTTTCGATAGTTATTCCGGATGCTGTAAATGGTGTTGATCAGACTGCTTATCTGCGCGGAACAGCTGTTTAGCATGCTCGCGATACGGTATTCAGGCGGAGTACCTTCATCATCGTTTTTTTGCTGATCGCGCATTTCCTGCACCAGGCGAATACACGTATCCCTGGCGTTCTCCAGCATAAGGAGATGAGAAAGAGACTTTTCAAGAAGAGTGGTTTCCAGAACATCGGCCCCGGACCGACGCAACATAGCGCGCGCGGCCTTCCGCGCTTCAACGTTATCTATCAGGTAATCGTCAGCTTCGAATTCAAAGCGTTCACCATCATCATCCAGGGTGTCGCGTTCCAGGCGATCACGTAAGGTCCGGTGGGCGCGGGTGATCACGTCATGATCATCTGAACGATCATTTATGCGCTTATTTTGGCGCTTCGCATTCTCGACTGCGGCACTGACAACGGCATTAACTCTCTGTTTTTCCGCTATTTCAGCCGCAATATGATCACCTGCATGTTGATCATTAGAGTGATCAATGATCATGCTTTTTAGTGGCTTCCTGACTGGCTTATTTGGCTTGCGGCTGTCCGCAGTCCTGGTGTCTTCTTTGAAGGCACGGAGATAACGACGTGCGGTATTAGGGTTAAGATTAAACTCGGCGGCATACTGTGCGATGGTGTAACCACCATCTCGCGCCAGGCGAGCAAAATTCTTCTTGTGATCGTCCCAGGTCACTTATGCTTCCTTTCGTAAAAACTCTTTTTGACGCGAGGGTAACGAAAGTCACATGTCAAAAGGCCCGGAACGGGCAAGCAATCAATCAGATACGTGCGGATGTGGCATTACCGTAATGACGGTGCTGACGGGCCACCTTATTGAAAAGTTGACGCGCCATTACCCAAGGCTGGTGCTCCCGGCGTTCCTTTTCGTCCTGCGTCATATAGAGTTCGTTCTGGAGTTTTTCATCAAACCGGCGCGGAGCGCGGCTACGGCGAAAGAATTCAGGATTCAGAGAGTGGATCTGAAATCTACGTGGGCGTGTACTGTCATCAATCAAAACAGACGAATACTTAGACACAGCGATAGCCTTTAAGCGCAGATAAACATCGCGCTTATCGACATCCAGATGCGGGTATTCCTTTTCAAGAATTGCTGCGAGTTCTTTCGCTGATAGAAGAGATTTAGTGCGGATCATGTAATCCGCAATCTCATACGATGTTATTCGTGAGTGATTTATTTCCATGAAGTGGCGTCCCTGCCAGTTAAGTAACATCCTGTCACCTACTGATTAGCCCATGTCAACTAATCAACGTGGAATATAATACCATCGATTAAAGAAATAGCAATACATTAGAGCAATTTTATCTAACGCTAGACGAGTGACTTGTGATAGCGCCGACTCCAAGCGCGTAATCAAAGAACAATCGTTGATGCATCGCCAGCCTACCGTGCGTCTTCTCCCAATTATCGCGGTCACGCTCAATATCACGCTGGCATGACTGGCACAGAGGAATTGCGTAAATGTCATGCGCGCATAATCGACTATGACGAACGATATAAGGCGTAATGTGAGCGCCAGCTCCCGCCGCTCCACACCCACAGCATGGACGGGAAGCAACAAAGTCCATGTACTCAGGTAATTTTAGCGATTGCAGTTTTGGTATTTTGAAATGCGCCGTGCCAGGGTCGGAGTCAACATCCACAGGGCATACTTTTGCACGCATCGGCGCGGCGCGTTCTTCCATCATCTGAACATATGCTGTAGCACGATCGTCATACGGGCGAATATCCGCCTCTTTCAAAGGTCCGCTATCCTGCGGAGCAGCCTTCATCTTATTTATTGATATACGGCAAACTTCTTCCGGCATCAGGTGCATCATGTTGCGCATGAAAGCCCACCAGCACAGTTCCTGAATACTTAAATCATAGCCATCTGAAAGCCCCATTTCCTGACGGGCGACATCCAGTATCCAGTTAACGCGATTATTATGCAGCGTTTCTTTCAGCTCATTAAAACCACGCATCCAGTAATGGTTATCGTGATGCCAGCACAGCAACACCGCGCTATTGTCTCGTTCAGCGTGGACAATATGGTTGTCACACCAACTACGATCTGCGGCCTGGCATCGCCCCTCTTTCCTGCGCAACCACGCCACCAGCGCGTCAATTCCACCAATACGACGAAACAGCTCATCGCTGTTAAAAAACGGCTGCAACGCCTCATTTGTTGCCATGGTTTGCTCGGAAACAACGAGGCCGTCGTCCATGTGCTCGATTAACTCACGCGGCACCGGCTCCATAATAAATTTACGGCCAGCCTCCACCAGCTTTCTGACTTCCTGATCCACTTTGAATGTGGCGACGCCAAGCTCTTTTTGTACAAAGGGAGTAATTACGGCTTTCACATCACACCTTTCATCACTGATTGGGCTTTATCTGCTGCCCGGCATTCTCTGTTTAAGCACAACCATTTCCTGACGGCATAACACAGCAATAGCAGTCCTGGCTCCAATTTGCTTACCAACCAGGTATTGCTTTACCTCGCGGCGACTCACGCCATCAAGAAGCATCTTTAACGCTTCACGGGACAATTTGTTGTATTTACGTGCCATTAATCTACTCCGCGGAACCATACAATCTACGTAACGTGTCGGCGACAGAAGATACAGATATCTCTCCGGTCGCAGCCCCTACGGTAAGGTCTGCCAGTTCAGGTGAATCAAATACCTGCACCCCGTTACGGCGTAGAAATAACAACGCACTGTTTAGCGCGGTACGCTTATTGGCATCATTGAATATATGCCCTCTCGCTGTAGCCACCAGGTAGGTGGCGGAGACTTCGAAAAGGTCGGTGATCTCTTCGTAGGCAACTCTGGCCTGAACTCTCCCGATAATGGCCTCTGCCCTACCCGGATCTGACATTCCCGGCAGGCCGCCGTAGCGGTTTATATTCGCATCATGAAGCGCAATAAGTTCTTCCGGTGATATATGCCTCATTATCGGTTAACCAGTTCCTTGTTGGTGGAGTCCAGGGTGTCAAACAGGGATGCAAATTCAGCATCCAGCGCCGCTTTTTTGTAGGCTTCGAAAGTAGCCTTGCTGACAATTACTGCTGGCTCACGGCCTCTGCGGGTGATTTCAACCTCTTCCCCGGCTTCAACATTGTTGAGCACTTCAGAAAGGTTGCCGCGCGCGGTACGGAAGTTAATGGATTGCATAAACACCTCGTGTACTCGTCATGTGTACACAATTATAAACTTCACAGGCATAAAGCACCAGCTCTTTGCGTATTAAATAACCGGACAATCATAAAATTTCCCACTTCTTGCGTCATTGATTATGTGAGTGAGCATGCCAAATACAACATTACTGCCACCACCCTCCTTCTTGCTAGCGCTTAACACCTTTAGGTGTTTTAATTCACAAACACGTGAGAAGCATAGAAGATCTACATACAAAAAAGAAATCGCCGGTCTGAGCCGGCGTGTATATGATAACCAGTTTGTTAATTAAACCTTCTTCAAACTGATACAGCAGTAATTATTAATACTCACTTTTTGTCCGGTGATGTGTTCAGTGAATTATTCCAAAGCTTTAATGCATCACCGGACATTCCGAAAATTTCATTTCCTATGTGAACAACGTCCCCTTTCCGGTAAAAAACTGTTCTTATCGATGGTGACAAAAAAATATCAATCCAGAATGTAAGATCATTTCGGACACCCAGTTTTTTGTATATCTGTCTCTTTTGTGACGATACAGTTTTATCACTACGATTCCGGAGGTGTGATATTTTTGTAGAGCTATACCCTTTCATTATTAACTCAAGCACATCACACTCAATTTTTGTCAGCGATGCAAATACCCACAGGTGAACAGTAATACTATGCTCTTTTATTTCGCTCTTTATATAGCAAATGTTTTTTTTCATTTCCATATGTCATTCCCCACATCAAAGATAAATTTTTATCTGACTACAGATGGTATACGTTAAGTAATGCATGTCGCATATCCCTGTCATTTATCAGAATTTGAGTCCGAAGATGATAACGTTACTGAACCAGTCTTTCTCCCCCTGATATCTGACGCTGTTGCCGGACGGTTCCCGGACTCAACAACAAGCCGGTATCTGAGTGATAACAGATACCGGCTTGTGAATCGCCTTAACAGACGTTACCGGGAACTAATGATTATTTACCTTCTTCCGTTCCCTCTTTACTTTTTATCTCCTCCTGAGCTTTCACTTCCACTTTCGGTAACTGACTAAAAACCAGATGTTCTTTTTCAACCAGAGCCATGATTTCTTTTGTGATATCGGCTGAATCGTTATGTGAAAGCACAACACCTGAAGACAATACAGCAATATTTCCTGTGTTATCTTTTCTCCAGTTATTTATGGCATTATCTATTGCACGGGATAATACCATCTTTGCATTGTGCTCCTCGATAACATATTGTCTTTCCAGTTTTTGTCTGGCATCAAGAAGCAGCACATCTTTATTTTCATTATCTGCGAATGCTTTTAGCGCATCCTTGTATCCCTTTTCAAGAATAATCTTAACTTCACTCAGATGCGTTCTGACCAGTTCTCCGGCAGAAGACTGATTATAAACAGCATCAATATTAACAACTGCAATTTCTTTTGATTTATTCATATAAATAACACCAGTAAATCCAATCAGCAACAGCAACAATACTGCATTAGCAACAGAAAATTTCATTACAGAACTCATTATGACTACCCGGATGTGGCAGGAGGGATCCTCCTGCCACTATGTGATTAAAATGTATATTTAATACCCAGCATTGCCTGGGCATCACTGTACCCTTTATCGCCGACCTGAACGCCAACATTGCCCCAGATATTCAGGTTGTCTGACAATTTACCCTGAACCCCCGTTTTGACTTCAGCAATATTTGTGGCTCCGTCCTGACTGAGTACCGTATTATCCATTTTGACACTCCAGTCCTGTGTATTATGGATCCAGTTAACCTCCACAAAAGGCTCGAACTGATGCGCCTTATTGTCATCAGACGCACTCTTACCTTTCAGGTAAGTTCTGACGCCCAGACGACTCTGGATATTGCCGTCTCCGTTAAGCTGAACTTTCGTGCCGTTTTTCTCCTTATGTTCGCCGGCTCTTACATTCATCCACGTAAGCTGGGACTGTGGCTGAATATACCAGTCATAGTGACTTCCCTGACTGCCGGTAAATTCGCCGGCTTTGAAGGTATAACCTGCTTCCACTGAACCGGTAAATCCACGGGATTTCCAGGACTCCGCCGCCAGTTTTTCACCATTAACAGTATTATTAAACCAGCCGTACTGGATCCAGGTGTCAACATAAGCCCCGGTGTCATTGCCGTCATTCTGCTGCCACGTTCCGTATAAACCGGTACTGTAACCGCTGATCGAGCCTTTAGATTTATATCCCGAAACCGAGGATGTCGTGGAGCTCTTCTCATTCCCGTAACCGGCCATAATACCCAGCTGCAGACGCTCCTGACCGTCAGTCCACTGTGCAATGCTGCCACCCAGTTGCACAACATAGCGGTTGCTTTGCGTATTCAGTTGTGAACTACTGTCCTTCCAGCGATTATGACCGCCAACATGACGCATCCACATACTGGTTGCTTTTTTCTCACCAGTAAACACGTCGGTATAGTAAGTTTCCCCCTCACGATCGTGCATTCTGGTGTTGAACAGCGTGTTAGCCGCCGCAATGTTCGAAATATATGAGCCAGCCTCCGGGCGATAGACCGTCTGCACAGGTTTATCCGGTGTTGGTTTTGTCTCCGGTTTTGTCTCCGGTTTTGTCTCCGGTTTTGTCTCCGGTTTTGTCTCCGGTTTTGTCCCCGGCTCCGGCGGCAATTCAGAGCGCAGATACCAGTTACCGTCGGTACCACCCGCATTACCTTTATGCAGGAAATATTCCCATGCCCCGGCCACAGCACGATTCTCCAGTCTGAAGTTACCGTCAGACTGACCACCGACATGCACAATCTCAATGCCGTCAGCGGTCTGAGCACCCTGGCCCCGGACGTTATTCACCACCACGCCGGTATCGCCGGAAGTGTTACCCGTGACAATCAATTTGTCAGTGGCAGAGGTATCATCCCCCAGCACGGTATTGATAATTAACGTACCGCCACCGGTGTAATCGCCATTTACGGTCAGGGTATTTCCTGTCTTACCACCGGCCAGACGAATGACGCCGGTATTGGTCAGTGAGCCAACCGTAAAATTGCTTACTTCTGCGTTCTCATAGCCTGAAAGTGCATTCAGTGATGCCAGCGTTCCCTGGTTATTTACATGACCTGCAACGGTACCCTGCCCACTGAGTGTGCCGCCATTGAGAACATGAATATTTCCGGAGCCTGACAGCGTCGCATCAGCGGCGCTGGTGACTGAATCATCACCGACAATCAGGACACCGTTCTCAACAGTGGTATCACCGGTATAAGCCAGCTCATGATTAATGATCAGATTACCCGCCCCCTGTTTCACCAGCGCACCGGAACCCGTAATGTCATTTTTCAGCAACCAGCTGTCGCTGGCAGTAAGCCAGGTGACACCCTCGCTGTCAATCAGCCCGGTGCCCAGGTGTTTTTCATCTGAAGCCCGCATAGCAGCATCTTTCTGCACACGGAATTCACCGCTGAAATTACTGTTATCCCCGGAAAGCGTCAGATCAGTCGTGTTCAGTATGTCCACTGAACCTTCTCCGGAAAGCGATTTACTCAGGTTACTGCTGACTCCGCTACCGTCGGCGATATCAATCGCCAGACGGTCATTCAGGCTTTCAAAGCTGACGGTCCCCAGACTTCCCAGCCCCTGTGCGCCGTTCATTTCAACCAGCGAACCCCGGGTAAGGCTGACATTACCGGAGAACCCGATATTGGTGCCATGTACCGTCAGATTGCTGCCCGTGACAGCCAGCGTACCGTCTCCGGTCAGCACATTGTTTTCAATGATGCCACCATTATTATCGCCCGGCTGACGCTGCGTGCCGCTGACCGTGAGTACACTACCGCTATCAAGCTGAATGTGCGCTCCCGTTTCTGTCTGCAGTGCACCCACCGTCTGGCTGTATCCGTCTGTTCTGAAGACGGCATTGCTGGCAACGTTCAGGCTGCCTGTAGCGCCAAGCACATTATCATTTGCCATCTGCAGTGTGCCGCTGCGCACCAGCGTATCACCGGTGTAGTTATTACCACCGTTGGACAGTGTGACAACCTGCCCCACAGCGTCTATCGCCAGATCCCCTGTTCCCGTTAACTGAGCACCGAGATCTGACTGCAGCCCCTGTGCGTTCGCTCTCGGGGTCAGCACCAGCGCTTTATCACCTGTCCCTTGCAAATTCAGCGATTTCAGGCCATAGCCGATATACAGCCCATCACCGTTAATACCGTCGGAACTTCCCAGCATCTTGTAGTCATAGTTCCCCTGGGCCACCACTTCACCGCCCTGAGTCACATCGAACGTCTGACTGTGAGAAATGACCTGGCCATTTTCATCCACCAGTTGCAACTGTCCACCGGTGCCGGTAACGGTTCCCTTAGCATCCACCAGTGTGACCAGGGTCTGCGCATCGTCCTGCTCAAGCAGATTCTTACGGGTATCAACCACCGGAATATCATTAACCACCACCGGCATGGTGACCTGAATTGTGCCCTGACCGCGAAGATCCAGTGTACCTGCGGCAGAGGTTTCAATACGGTTGCCGGCAACAATATCTCCCGGGCTGACAGAACCAAAATTCAGTGTTCCGCCACTGAATCCAAGACCGCCAATCCTCTGAACACCGGAGCCAACCGTTGTGATATTTCCGGTTTCAGACACCAACATGGCATGGGTCAACCCCTTCGTATTCAGCCCTTCCAGCGCAAAACTGCTGGTGCCCAGTTTCAGGGTGCCGGCAAACTGATCCCCGACGTTATGGCTGAATTCAAAAGCAGAGGTGTCGGCATCAAGCTGAGCGGACAGCGTGCCTTTGCCCGTTAACAATGGATCAAAGGTAAAGTCGCCTGCTGTGGCAGGGGTAATGCTCAGTTCACTGCCCGATTCAATATCGACAGAGCCCGCCCCGGCGCCACCGTCCGTCAGCACCAGTGCCTCCTTCAGGGTGACAACGGAACCATTTTTCAGCCCGACATGTTCAAAGTTCTGTATCTTTGCAGCAGAATCCAGCGTATGAATGGCGTTATCAAAAATCAGGGAATCAGAATCTCCCTGCCCGCCATCCAGCAGATCCCAGGTTGCCCCTTCACCTTTAATGGTGAAGGTATTCTGTCCTGTACCTGCAATCACCTGGTCAACATGTGTCCTGCCGTTAAGCGTTACATTGTTATTGCCGTTTCCTGCAGTCGCTTCACCTGTCAGTGTGCTGCCGTCATCAAATAACAATGTGTTGTTGCCATCTTTTGCACTGACGGTTCCGGTAATACTGCCTTTATTGGTAAATGTGTTATCACCGCCGTTCAGAGCCACAACCCCCTGAATTTCAGCACCGCTGTCATTCAGTACGGTGGTATTCACGGCGTCATCAAACGCCATTGCAGTCCCGGCAGCGGACGCGGCTTTAATCTGACCTGTATTGGTAAAGGACAGTGCTTTTGATGCATCCACTACAGCATGATTCAGAGAAACAGAAATGAGATTACCGCTCTGAACCACTTCACTGGCCGCATTGTTAACCACCAGAGCGGAACCGCCATCGGCCTGTGTAACATTGACACTTGCACCACTCTTCACGACAGCACCATCTTTAGTGTTGGCGAAAATACCCGTGCCGCCCGTGCCTTTCAGATTAATGACTAATCCGCCGGAGTCAGACATATCCAGGTTATTATCGGTTTCACTTCCGTCAGCTTTCCGGAACGCCAGTGCAATTCCGCTGCCATCTACATTAATAGTGCCGCTGTTGGTCTTAGCCAGCGAAGCTGAAGTACGCACACCAATGCCATCAGCCACATTAATTTCAGTCGTATTGGTTAACTGAATGCCTTCAATTTCTGCGCGGTTCTCAATCCCGTGACCAACCGCACCTGCAGCATTCACATTAATTTTCGCACCATCAATAACCAGCCCCACAGCCCCTGTATCCAGCAGGATGCCATGTGCATTTTTCTGGCCCTCAATCGTTCCCAGCCCACTCCCTGCCAGGTTCAGTGACGCGCCCGCCCCCAGCTTAATGGCAGCCTCACCGTCCACAGCGACGATATCCCCTCCCGTGCTGGTGATCTGAGACTGTGCGCCTTCAACAAATAAAGCAACACCATTGACCGCAATACGGTTTCCCGTATTTTCAAAGCGACCGTTATCAACCCAGACGCCGATATTATCGGTACCGGCAGTGAAATCAATGTTGCCGCTGTTAATCAACAGTCCCTGATTACGCGTAATAAAGCCCTTGGCATTATTCAGCGGCGAAGAGATATCTGCCTCATTGGTAATAACCGAGCCAGTATTCGTTTGTGTAATACTGCCATCGAGCGCGTACTCATTACCGTCCACTTCCGCGACCACGGCCCCGTCACCCACAAGATCAACGGATATCCCCTGTTTCAGGGTCGCTGTTGCACCGCCAGTGACATACAATCCCTGAGCTAGGTCCCCCAGGATCTGGAAATCACTGCCGGCCTCCGCCTGTACATCACTGCCTTTACCGGTGGCCCAGATCCCCCGGCTGCCTGTCCCGGAGGTTTTCATCTGCAGAGAGCCAATCTGTTTTGCCCCGTCTTCAATACGGAAGAGCACTGACCGCTGCCCACTGGCTTCCAGCAGCGTTCCCTGTGCAACCTTCGTATTGATGGTTGCACCATCTCCGATAATACGGAAAGCAATCTGATCGGTAATGCCGGAATCGTCAGCAGCAAACTTAGGAATGGCAGTCCCCTCAAGATTCACCGTTCCCTGTTCACTGACCTCAACGCCAATCGCCCCCTGCCCCTGCAGATCGAGTGTGCCAGCGGTCATATTAACTGTTGTTGCTGCACCGGAAGCTTTAATCCCGGTAGTACGGTTGGCATTATTCCCCCCACTGAGGACCAGATTACCGGTGTTATTAATGGTCGTGGCGTCCTGTGAGCCGCGGGCAAGTAATCCCACACCGCCATCCTGAACGAGGATATTTCCACTGTTGGTGCCAGCAGCGCCTTCCTCGACCCGGATACCGGTCGTGTTCTTTCCGGTAAAGGTGATATTACCGGTGTTCTCCAGGGTTGCCCCATTGCGGGCGATATACCCGGTTACTTTATCCTGAGAAGAGCTCAGCTGAGCACCTGCTGTTAATAATGTAGTCTTGTCTTTTGGATTAATAAGATTGCCGGAAATATCATACCCGTTGCCATCCGCAATACCGGCAATCGCGCTGGCATTATCCATATTGATAGTGGCATTACTGTCAATTGAGCCCTGTGCCCCGCCCTCTACCAAGACAGCAGTCGCCCCCTCTCCCGTCAGGTTGATGGTCATCCCTCCGGATGTGACGGTTGAGGCAGTGCCTGTGTCAGACCTGCCAGTGGCAACAAGCGCATACGAGTTCTTACCGGATGCCGTCAGATCAGAGGATGCCCCTGTGCCCCCCCGGTATACCGCCCCGCTGGCAATACGGAATAACGTTGAATTTTCGGTGGAAACATCCATAACACTGTTCCCGGTATTATGAATGGTGGAACCATCACCGTAGACATAAAACCCCACCTGGTTACTGCCACCGAATACCACCGCACCATTCCCTGACAGGGTCAGGTCTCCGCCATCTTTGGCAAAAACCCCCACTGCACCGTCACCAGTAAGGCTAATTTCGCCGGATATATCAACACGGCTTCCGGTGCCTTCCACCCATGCACCATAGTTACGGAAACCACTACTGATATCCACGCCACCAACATTTACAGTACCGTCAGACGCTATCTGGCCTCCGTTTATGACCTGTAATCCGGCACTGTTCAGGCCATTCACATTAATAACCCCGGTGTTTTTCAGCCCGGTGCTGTTATTTGCAAACATGCCGACATTCAGTGCAGGTGTATCGCTGTCATGCCCTTCAACTGTGATAGTCCCTTTATTGATGACTGTATTTACTGCTCCGACGTTCGATGCTGAAATACCGTAGTTCCCCTGAGCCCCTTCCCCCAGGAGAATTGTCCCTTCATTAATAACACGGGTTGCCCCTTGCGCAACCTCAATCGCAACAGAGCCGACAGCTGAATGCGCTGCGCTGCCATCTTCAGCCACACCGACGGTGATTTTGCCAGTGGATGCATTGGTAAAGGAACCTCCGTCACCCACACTGATCCCCCGGGTTAGTCCCTTACTGTCAATAACTGAAGCATCCGCCGTAATATTGATGGTGCCATTATTAATTCCTTCACCGCCACCAGCCACTAGCATTGCCGTGTTGATGCCATCCTGATTAACTGTTGCAACTTTATATGGCCGGATATTAATAACACCATTATTTATTGCGAGGGAATCGGCATCAATTGCCACCATTCCCTCACCATGTCGTCCGTGTTTAGAATTGTTGATCCCTGAATAGATAGTGCCATCATTAACAATGGTGCTGTTACCGTATGCACGCATCGCAATACCTGTAGCATCTATAATACCCTCGTTGATACCTGTACCGCCCGAGCGAGCAATGATACCAGCTCCACGCCCAACACTCGGCAATATGCCTGTTAATTTGCCGGTTGAACTGAGTCGTGCAGTTCCACCATTTCTAGCTTCAAGTACAGCAAGTGTTCCGATACCAGCCTGATATATAGCAGGATCAATTTTACCCCCTGCAGTACGATCAACATCATACGTATGCGTGGTGGTTATAATAGCCCTGTTAAATTCAGTCTCATACTGAGAGGCAGTCAGCTTACCGTCAACAATCGCCTGAGTCAGATAATCATTATATTGCTGTAAGTCTGCCTGTGAATTAACCTGATGCTGTTGTCCCTGCCAGTCAGTAAATGTGCCAGCATATGCTTTTGAGTCAATTGTGGCGGTATATGTGAGCCCGTTTGTAGAAGTTGCTGCGGCCTGCAAGTAGAACTCATTTTCAGAATTCCAGTTAACAGTTGATCCAGCTCCATCAGCAACAGCGAGCTGAGTATCTTTGAAATAGCGACCAATAAAATCTGCGCCAACATCAATATTGGCCGTACCACCATTGGTTACAGTAACAAAACGGGTTTTATAGAAAAAACCAGCATCAGGCGCAAAACCGGAAATGAGTTCATTCGCAGATGAGCCTGCAGCCCGCTGAGAAAAAGCGTCATTGTCATATACCTGTACCGTTCTGTACGCGCCGGTCGCAGCATCCCAGTACTGAAGGGCTTTGGTTCTTCCGCCTGTGTCAATATATAATAATCCGGTAAGATCATCCCCAGCCGTAATGTATCCCTCTGCTTTTGCTTCATCAACAGTCATGCCAACGAGACCAGAAGAACCAGAAACGACCGATATCGGCCCTATGATATTTTCCGTCGTGCCGTTAACAGTCTCGGCCCCAACAAGGTTGTTGTTCTGTGCCGGACGCCATGCCGAATCAAGAGAAATATCCGCGAATGCGCTGCTGCAATTAACCGCCATAGATCCGGTAAAAAGAGCAGCGGCTAACGCCAGGTTTAAGCGAGCAGATTTACATTTTTTTTTGTTACCTGTAAGTTCTGAAACCACATCCCACTGCTGAGTACTGTGGTTCCATATCACTTTATATATTTTATTCATAAATACCTTCAGTAAATTACCGCACCAGCTACAGTTAAAATCTCAATGAGATAATATTTTGAGAATTTGTTATCTGTATAATTATTTAATGTCAGCTTTATCCATAACTTTTCACTATCATCAAGACCACATAACCGATACATAGTGAAAAAAATTAACACCTAGTTGCGACTTTTTTATTAACGCCTCCTTATAAACGAAAAAGATAGTTTACCAACACAATTGCTATAGGTGCAATTTTTATAACATGCAGAAATGCCTATATAGATATTATTTTATCTATGAATAGACAGTCCTTCTCTGATTCATATAGCACGCGCACAGCATTCACAGTAATTATTGGTGTCCGCATACCATTTTACATGGTGGGGTATAATTTCTTTTATCATTTCATTCATACGTTCCAGACGAGATAAACTGGTACTTATATATCCATTATTTACATTGTATCGCTCGCAGATAACTTTTCTCGAATCACCAAGAACAAGATAGTCATACAATGCCTTTATGATGCCTTGACTGCGTATGGCTGACATCTCCACTAGCAACCAGAATATATCTTCAGGAACCTTTCCTATCGCTAGATACTGATTTTTCTTGCTAAGAAATAACTGCCTTTGCTCCCCTTGAAGGTAAGTATCTCTTTGCTGCATCAGATTACTCCCGTCGCAGTTGCATTTAAATAAATATCTTAAGTAATAAGCATTCGCCGAAAACATAGCCTTTCCGGTGCGTGATAGTAATAGAGGTTTTTTAATCTGAAAACAAATAATTACACGTTCTTTAACTCTAAAAAAATCAAATATCATGAATATTGTGCTACATTGAAAATAAAATTTAGAATTTTATGCTGGTATAACACTTTGTCGGCAATATAAAATAAATTAAAAATAAAAAAACAAAAAAGTTTATAAAATGCACCTTTTATTAACCTAGATCAAAAGCAAGCAAAAAAGACTAAATATACTAAAGGCCATAAACAGAATAACTAATAATACTTATCGATAAAAGCTATATGAAAGGTAATGAATTCATGATGGATTCAATATATCTGTACATTAAATTAAAAAACTTTACAAACACACCTACTATATCTAAAGAATTTAATATAAGCAGCTATCAGGCTAGGCATTATCTTTTACAACTGGTAAACAGCGGAAAAATTAGAAGAAGCCCGCCACAACGGGGAGCGAAGACACTATGGGTAGATGCTGAACTCAGTCCGCAAACTGAATACGAAAAATGATGTCCGACATACTGGCAAATGCCAGGCATGAACGGAAAGCTAATAGGAAGATTAAATGCCTGCTGACTAGCAGGCATTTAATGGAGATAATAGATTCGCACCTGACACCGAGATCCCCATTCAGAAATATCAGCGTCATCAATATCCGTATCAAAACAGCTTTCGCCACTGCAGATAATGTCTATTGAGCCGATTTATTTTGTAACCCTCCTTTTGTCATCTCCGTCGCACAGTTCGGCTACGTTTGTTATTTTTTCCGCAACCAGGCTCGTGTTTTATCCCTGGCGTTCTCACAGCACCCGGTTACAAACCAGACTGTGTAAACGTGCCCCATATCAATATTAATGCTCCTTTCCCCGGCAGCGGAAGCAAATGCAGCCTGTCTTCAATTGCTTCTGATATTGCTCCATCAATATCGACTATGACGATGTACGGACGCTCCTGGTGTGCGTGTTTGTTGAAAATACTCAAATGCCCTCCCCATTGGACGAAAAAAATGCTGGTGGGACGCACACCACCAGCATTAAAAGTGACACTGTAACTATCAGCGAACGTAAATAGTACCGCCGTTCTCTTTTTCCCATGCATCGCTACGTGCATAGCAAACATCGAGAAGTCTTCTTGCCGCAGTTTCTTCTAAACCCAATTCAACAACCAACTGCTCATGACGGCGGGTAACTACATCAAATAGGCTATGCTGCCCTTTATTGGCCAGTTCATCAATGAATTCCGGTTCAAACGGCAGCTCTGCATCTGCCAACATAACCTCTTGCGCCCACTCAACTCGACGGACCAGCTCCGGGCGGCGGCTTTCCATCTCTTTACAGATCAATTCATGGAAGAACTCTACCCAACCTTCCGGCTGGAACTCACGGAAAATTGCCAACGGCTGGAAGTTTGGCATCAACCATTCGTTGATTCGGATATCAATGGCATAGCCCATGTCGCAGCAGAACTGATAAGCAAAGTCCAGCTTAGAAACGATATAAGGACGCTCGTTATTGAACTCTTTAGGCGATGAGATCCCATAAGCCAGGAGGCGCGGGAAGAAGGAGATTTGCCCTAACGTCGGATGAAGTTTGCTTGCAGGGAAACGTCGCTCAGTAATGCCATACATTTCCTTCTTGAGCGTCGCAAATTTGGCATTCTCATTAGCCAGCGCGGTAACCTCTGCTTTTTTATTAGCAAATGCCACGCGCGCCTCACTTGCATCTTTAATAGTCTTTTTGAGCTGTTGGTTAAGGTCAGCGACCTGCTTACGCAGTTCCTGTCGCTCACTTTTGGCTTTGTTATAGCGTTTCTCAAGGTTAAAAGGATCAAGTTTCATGATCTCTTTATATTGAGATTTTAGCGTTGAAATCTGTGAGTTTCGCAGTTCAACCATCGCGGTCATTTCATTGAGTTTTGTTTCCAGCTCAATGCTTATACGTTCGGCATTATCAGCACGCTGGTTGGCGTCATGCGTCGCATCGTCGATCGCGTCCTGTTGCTGGCGTTTCAAATGTTCAATTTGCAGCTGAAGCTCTTCAATTTCTTTACCCTTCAGACCGAGATCCAACTGCATATTTTCAGCTGCATCTACCAGGGAGTTATGGCTATCAGCTTCTGCGTTATAAACATCAATAAGCTGTGCGTGAAGCATCTCCGCTGACTGAACCGCATTATCAAAAAAACGCGCTGTGAGGTCATCACAACTAACGCGGCGTTGCGCGGCCCGGATGTTCTGGATAATGGCTGGGATACCGGCATTCAGGACGTCAGGGATAGATACATTTTCAATTGATTGGTTTTGTGCTGAAGTGCTCATTTCAAAGTTCCGTATTAGCTTGTGCTTCGGTCATTTTTCCTAAGTATGAAGGTGGAAGGACTACGCAATTTGTATCCAGTCCCTCACCTATGGCAGCCTGTAAAATTCTGGCTAAGGTGAGTCTCTTGTTGCGATACCTGGTGATGACATGCCTAATACCGCCGGTCGGCGTAACAAAGGCGATCAGCCAGTAGTGATATTTCCGTCGGAATGGCCACATAGTGCACCTTGTAGATTGCTCTAATAAAAAACGTGATGAGTGTACATCTCGCTTTAAAAATATGGAATTATTAGAGCAATATTATTCTGATTCTTGCTCAAAAAATGAGCTGATAAGGGGAAGCCAATCCTCTGACACTTCGCGAGGTCGCGGTTTGCCGTGGAAAAAGATTATTCGGCAGTCTTTTGGTAATGCCCCATTCCCCCTGGAGTAACGCGCGCTCGCATATTTCGAACCAGGTTCCACAACATCGGCCTTGTAACTTACAAACCATCCCGGATACAGATCCTGAAATGCTGGTGTATCATCACCCATAACCTTCCGCAAAAACCCCTGATCACCCCAGCATTCAGTAATAACGCAACGAGCAATCCAACCTTCCGGATCTTGCCAGAATGCACTCCAGATATGCGCTTTTACACTATTTGGTATCCACAGGGCACCGCTGCCACGATATTGTGGATGGTAAAAATCCCTAAGCATGGTGAAGCTGGTTGGTGGATTCTCTAGGATTGGGCGTATATCACCGGCAATAACCGTGTCCAAATCCAGATAGAACAGATCATCGGTTATATCCGGTCGGAACAACTCGATTTTCGCCCACCAGCCACGGCACTTTTGCCACTGGTTGATCAATGGGATAACTTTGACGCCAGGTACATGTAAACACTTCAGGTCTGTCAGGCAAATAATTTCATAGTCTTTTGGCAGTTGATTAACCAGCCACTGCACATCGGAAGCGTTATAGTCACCACCAGAGCGAAGAACTAAAGCAATCTTCATGCTGCACCATCACCTTTCACTTTCATCAATGTCAGGTTTCCGCAAAATACGGCACCAGTGTCGATATAATGCTGATTCCAGAATGTCTTCGGGCTTTTCACCGGTGTGTGACCAAAGATAAAACGATCTGCGCCCGAAATTTCGCCACCAATATCATCCATCGAATCACTGATACGCTCGCGCGCCCAGACAACGTTGAAAAGCGGCACCTCCTTACCGAATTGATATTCATTATCCGGATAGTCGGCATGGGCTATAGCGATAGTTTCTTGCCCGGTGTTCAACTCAATGATATAGGGCAGTCGTCTTACCAGCTCCACCAGCGCCCAGGCTAATATTTCCTGATCAGTGTCCAGCATGAAGAACCATTGTCCGCCATTCATTAGCCAGTTATTCACGTTGCCATCTGGACTTAACGCATCAATCATCAGCCGCTCATGGTTCCCCATCACTGCCCTGAACCAGGGCATCTGCAATAGTTCCAGACATTCGACATTTTCAGTACCGCGATCGATAAGGTCGCCGACCGATATCAGTAAATCCTGCGCCGGGTCAAAATCCACACGATGGAGTTCGGACATCAGTCTGGTGTAGCAACCATGCAGATCACCAACAACCCAGACATTCCTGTATTTGGTACCGTCGATACGGTGATAAATTGTGGGTGCCATCATGTATTCTTCAGCCATTCTTTAAGAGTCATCTGCGGAATACCTCCCATTTTCCCGCATGAAACAACGTCAATCCGTTCACGCGCAGACTGGAATAACAAAGGCAGGTGACTTAGATTTTTTGGCGTGCCGCCGGAGTGAACGCGTGGTTCTTGTGTAGCGTCAACGCCCACCAGGGCGACATGTTTGAATCCGATATGGAAAGCCAGGTTCAGAGCGCCATATGCACTATTGCCGCTGGCAATTTCATTATCATCTTCGCAAAGTCCGAAATGTGCGGACCAGCGCCACGCCCACCACTCGGGAGAATTCGTATTTTTTGGCTCCATGCCACGTTCAGCCACACGACGGAAGCACAGAACGCCGTCTCTGACTTCACGTTCTTTAACATCGGGTAGTGCCATGCAATAACAAACACCACGGCGACGGCGGCCACGACCAACGCGCCGCATATTGTCTGGCGATGGATCAAGTGTGAAAAAATAAGAAGCGCGGTTCAGCCAGTCGATGGCCCCATTGACCGCTATAATCGGCACTCCGCGCGGCGCAACAAAGTTTGCGGCGCTTGGGCCACTGCCGACGATAATAACGCGATCACTGCCTCTAAATTTATTCTTGGGAAACATTGAATTGCACTGCTCCTACTTGCATTCAAAATATGTAAATCTGCGTGTTTTTTGCGGGTATCCAGGAACTGCTGTTGCCATTTTGAAATAGACACCTGCGTTGGATTCCGTAGGGCTTGAGGGTGCGCGCCATGCCAATGAAGGCCGTTTTGCAGAGAACAGTCATAGCCGACTAATACCACTACTTCAGCCCCTGATTCAGCAGCCAGACTGATAGCCTGCGCGCCGCTATTTACCCCTTCAGCCGGTCCACAATATCGCCTGTACTCCAACGAAAATGATTTCGCCGCCGCCAGGTTGGCTGTCACTTTGCGGAATCTCCCTCCCGGTATGGTGGATCCGTATTGCTTCCACCATGACAAATCACCGGCGTATAAGGCATAAATGTCATCGAACATCTGCCAGGAATTGTTAACCGCGATGATTGAACAGCCAGTTTTTTCTATAGCAGCACAGTCCTCACGAGTGAGTGACGGACCGCTACCGACACAAAAAACAGTCCTAGTCGCCCTGGGTGGTATGTTCATTCTCAGCTGCAAATTCAGCCTCCAGGCGAGCATTCATTTCAGCGATTACCGGGTCCACTACAGCATCTGCTTCCTGTTCATTACGCGGCATGATCGATGCCAGCGATTCATAATTAGCCTTGGATGACACGATTATTCTCCCGATGTTAATGTGCGCTATATCAAAGAGCACACATGCACTAATTAATTTATTATTTCACGTAGCGTACAACCACTTGTCACCGTTCAATACATGCTCAATAGTCTCACCCTTTTTAAGGCTCATGTATTCCAGGATGGCGGTTATCGCTTGTTCTGCACCATACGCAAGAACGACGTAGTAACCTTCCTCTCTAAGCCTGCGCATCCAGGCGATCTGCTCTTTCGTCGGGGCTTTACCATTTGGTTCTTTAAGCTCAATTCGCATGCCGTGATAAATACCGCATGCTTTATCGAGACTCATGTCCGGATAACCTTTTTTCTGCCCTTCAGCCTTCATTTTCCCGGCGGTTGCTTTTGAACGTTTCCCTCCGTTAGGCGTTGCATGCAACAGCTCATAGATGTCAGGGTGCTTGCGTTCGAAGTAATCAAAAATGAAAACCTGCTCGAAGTGCTCGCAATTTCCGTCGCGCAGGTCGGGGGTCTTTGCCAGTGCTGCAAGTGCCTTCGCATGTGGAGAAACTTCTTTTACCGGCGCAAGCGATAAGAATGGATCCTTTTTGGTTTTTGGCCTGGACCGCCCCTTATTTCGACGCTCACTAAAAGCCTGAAACTCTTCCTCAGTAAAGCGCAACATAATCAGTCAAATCCTGCCGGTCGCATGCCATATTTACGCTGTTTTGCAGCCTGCTCTTCCCTGTGCCATTGCGCACATTCAGCGTCACAATAAATGCCTGATTCAATCGATTCATTGCAGTAACGACACTTCCCTGTAAATACCTGGCTCACGACCTGTGCCTGCTTTCTGATGTTATCGATGGCCATGTCTTTGAGAGCTTCTAACTGATTCATGCTCAGCTCTGCATCATCAACACGTTCTGCCAATTTTGTTTCCTCGTGAAGAACCTACTTAAGGGCAGAATGATACATTTCACAATCAAAATTGCACTAATAATTTTCTTTTATTGAGTTAAATAATCAACAAATGACTAGCGGTAGAATCACCATCATCTATTTCTGGCAGGCTGACTATGGCTACATCAATCACTACAACCCAAAGCACCCGGCAATATCCTCTGTCGCGGTATGACGACCGCAACATAGCCGATCCAATACTCAGGGCAGAGCTACGCAAAGAGGTGATGCTTATGTGTGAATCGAACGACAAGAATCTGACGATTTATTACGTTCTTCCCGATGAGCAATATCGCCCGGATTTGCTGGCTTACCGTATGTGGGGCATAGCAGAGCTACGCTGGGTTGTGACGCTCGCCGCCGGGCTTGAGGATGAGTCTCAGGGTATGACTGTTGGCAAAAAATTAAAACTCCCACCTGCCACCTGGATCCGCGAAATGATTCGCCATTTCCAATACGACGGCCAGGTAATAGGGACATTATCCATTGCGTAAGGGAAATGAATGCCAACTGAATATGCTCGCGACAACCTTGGTCGCTATCAGACTGATGGATTAAGTGCAAAAGACTTTAACAAGGTCTTCGATCTTATCCGTAAACAGCAGCGTCAGAATCGGCGAAACGCGCGACGTACACTCACCCCAAGGATTATGGGGATGCGTAACCGCGAACTTGAGGCATTCCTCAGCCTTGGGAAAAAGAAAGATGGCACCTACTTTACGCCCGAAGATATACGCAGTTTCAACACCTCAAGGCAGGCTCATAAAACCAAATTCAAGAGCACGGTACCCGGCATTACCTATGCTCAGCTGGTGGCGCAGTCCACCAGCATTGATATAAAACGCGCTAACAACAAAGTTTCTGATGGCACAGGGATCAAAGCCGCGACATTCCTCGGGCTAAAACACAACCTTGCATTGATATCTGTTAATGCCTCGGATGAGTCGGTCCACCAGCATCACCGTGTCAGAATTCGATTTGAGGAATGGGATAAAGCCGTTGAGGATATTGCTGAAGACGGTGCGAAAAAGGCCCGAATCGCTGCCGATCTCTGCAAAGGCCGGGTATCTTTCGACTGTGATTGTGGACGCCATCAATACTGGTATCGTTATATGGCCACGGCTGGTAACTATGCTGTCGCTCCGCCAAAAGAGTATGCATTCCCCAAGATCCGCAACCCTGATCTGACTGGTGTGGCCTGCAAACATGTGTTGCACGCTATGACGCGTTTTCAGTCTCCCACATGGCACAAGGCCATCATTATTGCCCTGGAAAAAGCAACTGAACAGGTGGCCTTCGGCGATGATAAGCGGAAGACAACAACCTATTTCAAAGGCGAACTGGCTAAATCGCTCGCGCGCAACCGGACAACAACGACGGATCAGGCTAAAGCTGCGCGTGAGTATGAGCTGTATCTGAAATCTCAGGATGCATTAGGCAAAAAACTACGCGCCAAAGATAGCGCCACGGACAACGTTCGCCGGTTGTTAAAAAAAGCTCGCACCACGGCAAACAGGAAGAATGCCGAACTAAAAGCATCGCGGGTGAGGGAAGCCCAGGCTCGCGCTGAAGCCGACGCTCTCAAAAAAGCCCTGCAAACGCAGGCGAACAACCTCATAAAGTTTTTCATGAGTCAGGGAATGGACAAGGCCGCTGCCACCGCGCAGGCGCGAAGCATTCTTGAGACACAAATTAATGAAGCCCGTAAACGGAAAGGATAATCGATGGCTGGTTTCTTTGATGACATGTTTGAGGATACAGAACCATCACAACAAGTGACTGGTGATAACCTCCCGGACACCGAATCGGATCCGGATATTCCAGGCGAAGGTTCTGAACTGATTGAAGAGGAAGATATTGATGCTGAAATCGAAACCGATGGTGTTAACGTTGGTAATATTGTTGATCCTGTGGAGGACAATCACCTTCCCAATCTGGATCACGGCCTGCTTAGTGATTCTGGTGTGCGCCACCGTTATCAAGGTCATGCAGTTTTTAATAACCTTGTGCGGATGGACTGGCTCAAAGCAATCAAGCTAGACCCTGACTCATTCGATGCAGTTCTGTATCGCGCAATACCTTACAGAAACAAAAATGCACCTGAAACGGCACCTGAAATAATAGAACCGAACCAACGCATATATGACTATCAGGTTCCAGAACTGATAACGGCCCTCGACTGCCCGGATGAGATGGACGCCTTCTACGCGCTATACGACGGCAGTGATAATACGGGAATTAGCGACAGTGCTTTAATCCTTCGGTTGGCCGCCGTTAATGTGCCAGTGGGTTCTATGCTCGAATGGCTGGAACAGCTGTCAGACGGCACAACCATTCGCCGCTTCTGGTACATCCATAAAATATTCAATTACGGCACTGCCAGGGTAGGCAGTTTGTTTTATTGCGTGCCTTCACGCGCCTTTGAAGGGAATTTCATCGGTGATTCTGAATAATCAGGAATGGCTACTGGCCATCTTTAAGAAAAAAGGTCTTACTCCAACCGGTAAGCTGGAATTTGCCACTATTGATGGCATTGATTCGGCGCTCGCACAGGCTTTAAACGAAGCGTTCGACTCACAAGTTGTCAGCTTTAATGATCGAGCTAACCAGTCGTTCCGGGAGTTTCTGAAACGCACCCCAAGAGATCGCATAACGATCGGCACTTTTAGTGATGTGAAGGAGTGGTTGTCGTCATTTGAAGCCGATCGCGCCGGGCGCAAAGATACAGCCTCTGCTGGCCCGGTAAATAAGCTGGCAATGCCACTTGTGAATCTGTCTCGCTCTCCCGCGTTTTCAATTTATGAAGGTGAACTGTGCCGGGATAATTACGATGAAGGGCATGTCACCAATGAAAATGATGAGATTGAAGCCCTGGTATCGACTATCCCTTTCTCACTGGAATATTCGCTATGGATAGCCAGTGACGAGAAGGAATCTCTTGGGATGGTTACAACTGCATTAGCATTCTGGCTACGAATGTATGCCAGCCTCGGGCAGGCATCTTTCACTCACATTGCCAATGTCGGCGGTTATGAGATACCGGTTACCTGTTACATAGAAGGGCAAAAATCAATCGCATTTCAGGATCTGACCACCGGCACCGCCGACAACAGGCTGTTCGCGGTTGGATTGAACCTCACCGTTGTGGCGGAGCTTCCTATCCTGGCTTATATGCAGCAAACCACCGGCACCATAACGGTAAAAGCGAAAATTCTGGAGGAATGAGATGGCCACAAAGACCACCACAGCCCCGGAAACTGATTCAAAACGCACTCAGCTATTCCTGCAATCTGTTTCAATTGGGCAGAACGAAATCCATCGCGAAATGATCGTAGGATGTACCTATGTCGAACCTGGGGAGCTATCTGGTCCCCAGCTTATGCTCATGGTCAGGGATTCAACGGCTTACGTGGTCAATAAGCTGGGGGTGAAATTTGGGACAATAATGACAGTTTCACTTGGTGATCCGGAAGGTCATGGCGGCATCCTCTTCTCGGAGGAGTTCTTTGTTCTTAAAGCGCCGCGCAAGGACGATACTGTACTGATTTACGCGTTTAGTAACCCGGTGCGGTTATTAAAAGTTCCGTCCACCAGCGCACAGTATTTTGTTGATAAGCCCCCATCAGCCGTAGTTTCCTCTCTTGCCCCTGGTCTGAAGGTAAATGCTGACTCATTCAGAAAAACATCCACATACCACCTAAATGTTGGAGAAAAACCGACCAAGGTATTGCAGGAGATAGCCCGGGATACCGGTTCTATGTGCTGGGCGTCCAGGGGGACGATCAATTTTAAAAGTATGGAAAAAATGGCAAACGCCGCTCCATCGCTTACTTATGAGTCCGCCAATCCCAACACATCCGGATTTACAATTAGTCAGTTCAACATCCTGAATGCCGATTATGAATACCAGCGCCGCCACAATTACAGAATGGCCAGTTATGACATGACCAAAGGTGTGGTTTACTCAGGTAACCAGGAAGACCCCATTAAATTTACGAGCAATCCCGATCCTACCGCGCTGGCGAACTACAACAAATTCATTCTCCCCCGCCTCGATATGCTGGTGGAAGGAAATGCCGCGCTAACTCCGGGTACGACGCTGAAAATTGTCGTGCATAACACGGCAGGTGACGGAGAACTCGATGAATCTATCCCTGACAAAATGATAGTGATGTCCGTGACTCATTTCGAAGACCGCTTCCGTTTTGTCAGCCGTGCACAGTTAGGAGTGGTGAATGGGTAGTTTGACAGGGAAGTATCGGGCTGTAGTGGTAAGCGTCGATGACCCTAAAGGTCTGATGCGTACGCAAATACGCGTTGTCGGCATGATGGATGGGTTACCAGATGCCTCATTGCCGTGGGCAGAAGCTATATTGTCCAATGCAAACACGTTTTCACCATTTCTGCCCGGCGATAAAGTATGGGTAGAATTTCCCTACAATGGGGATTCTCGATGGCCATTGATAATCGGTTATGCACAGGATGCATCCGGTGGCGCTCCCAATGTGCCACCTGAAGCGTCAGGACAAGGTGAAGGCTATGTACCGCCTGAAGTTGAAGGTGCACCAGCACAACCATCAACCAGCGCCAAAAAAGACTTTATTTCGTCGCGGAACGGACTAATGGAGGTCCGGACGGCGGGCGGAGCCTGGGCCGTTACGCACTTGAAAAGTGGAACAACAATCGGGTTCAACGAGGCCGGGGAGTTGTATGCCATTTCTCAAGGTCCGGCATTCATCTCTTCCGCAGGAAATCTCGATATAAAGTCAGACGCGGATGTCGCCCTGAAGGCGGGGGGAAGTATGGCGATAGAGGCCAGCGGGAATCTATCCATAAAAGCCGCTCAAGTCTCTGTTGACAAGGCTTAAGAAAAGCCCGGCACTCGGGCTTTTCTGTTACCACGGGTACAATGTTTTTATCCGTTACCTCGCGACGGTTTCTGCGTGATAAACGTCTCAAGCATCTTTTCCGCGATTGCCGACCAGGTGTGACACTGGACCTTTTCAGCATTTTTCACGCGATCAACGCGAGCAATAACCTCATCCCAATCAATCCGCGACTTGATAACCATATGGTTCACCAAAGCCAGGCGATCTGGCGGAAGGCAATCTGGCGGCGTTAATATCAACGCCCCACACATTGCCGCCTCAAGAACAGTTAATCCAAGGCTTTCGGGATGCGTAACGATAAAAACGTCACTCTTACGCAATTCAGCTGCAAATTCGGTTGCTGGTACCGGCGTCCGTCTGTATGGAGTTACCGAAATATTCCCCGGATCAATGGTAACCAATCCGTCATCGGTCAACGTTCTGGCCTCATACGGAACGGTCAGACGCTGAAGGTTCATAAGGATACTTAAGGAGTGATCAAACCCACTAACATCAAATGCAGCGTGGTCTACAAAAATACGCAGAACATCGTCTGTCTTGGTTTCCAGATGGAACAGTTCCTGATTCGCTGCCCATCCAACATGTTTGTTAAAGCGATTATGACGCTCTAACCTGCCGGGATTATCCAGGTACCGCCAGGTATCATCGCGGACAGTAAAAGTAATATCGACTGGTGCCGAATCCAGCATAGAACCGTCGTATACCTGGGCTACCCATCCAGAGAATCGGCGACACAGTTGCATGCCTATTTCCCTGGGTACCGTAGTAAAATACCTCAATCCTGGTGCCAAAATGGCCTTCGCAGAACATGCGGTCGCAGCAGTCAACACAGCTTCAACATAATCCTCCGGGCTTTCGACGCCAGGGGAATATGGACGATGGTATTGCAATGTTACCCCTGCCTCACTAAAGGCGCAGGCCAGGTTATAAGCCCACATTTCCGTATATGTTTTCACATCACTGATGGCTTCAAATTTTCGCCCAATGATCAGGATGTTCATCGGCTTTTCCTCATTCCATTGCATTAATAATCCTCTTGCCAGTCAGCACCGGCATAGTTATCAAACCGTGAGTATTGGCCGTTAAAAGCCAATCTCACCGTGCCAATTGGGCCATTTCGTTGCTTTCCGATAATTACCTCGGCAATGCCCTTCATTTCGCTATCCGGGTGATAAACTTCGTCGCGATACAGAAACATGATCAGGTCTGCGTCCTGCTCAATTGCTCCTGATTCACGTAAATCTGAATTTACCGGTCGTTTGTCCGCACGCTGTTCAAGCGATCGATTAAGTTGTGACAATGCCACCACCGGTACTTGTAATTCCTTCGCCAAAGCCTTCAGTGAGCGAGAAATCTCGGCAATTTCCAGCGTTCGGTTATCTTGCAGCTCGGGGACGCGCATAAGTTGCAGGTAGTCGATCATAATCATGCTCAAACCACCATTTTCTTTATAAACACGACGAGCGCGGGAACGTAGCTCTGTCGGCGTCAGGGCACTTGAGTCATCAATAAAAATATTCTGCTTGTCCAACAGAATCCCCATTGCGCCAGAAACCCGCGCCCAATCCTCGTCGTTAAGTTGCCCTGTTCGAATACGAGTCTGATCAACGCGTGCAAGAGAAGCCAGTGAGCGCATCATCAGCTGGTGGCTCGGCATCTCAAGGCTAAAAACCAATACGGGCTTATCGTTACGGACTGAGGCATTTTCGACGAGATTCATCGCAAACGTAGTCTTCCCCATCGATGGGCGGGCGGCGACAATAATGAGATCGGACGCCTGAAGTCCTGCCGTCTTCTTATTGAGATCGGTAAATCCGGTATCAAGCCCCGTTACACCATCATGCGGTCGCTGAAACAACTCTTCTATGCGAGATACCGTTGCATCGAGAATGCTGGCGATATCTTTTGGACCACTACCGCTCTTTTGTCGTTTTTCAGCTATTTCAAAAACGCGGCGCTCGGCCATATCCAGCAATTCATTGCTGCCCCTGCCATCCTGCGCATATCCAGCTTCAGCTATTTCATTTGCGACGGAAATCATTTCACGAACAACCGCGCGTTCACGAACGATATCCGTATAAGCACAAATATTTGCCGCGCTGGGCGTGTTCTTTGACATCTCCGCAAGGTACGCAAAACCACCGGCGCGTTCTAATTTACCGTTCTGTTCAAGTGCTTCAGCAAGTGTTATCAAATCAATCGGTTTGCCATGACTTAATAACCTCTCCATCTCACTGAAAATTTCACGATGAGCACTGGTATAAAAATCATCAGCAACTATACGATCTGCAACTTCATCCCAGCGGCAGTTATCAAGCATTAAGCCACCAAGTACAGCTTGTTCTGCACTAAGGGAATTTGGCATGGATTCAAGAGGGGATGCAGACATTAGCACTCCACCCAGGCGTGCTGAATGTCAGATATAATCGGCATACTCAAATCACTCCTAACGATATGAGTCATCACCAGAAAATCAGGATTAATTCGCCGGACTCTTCCCGGCTGTCACACCGAATCGCCAAGATGGTGAATCCGCAGTCCGACGCTATGAACGGGGCTTGCACATTCCGGCTACCTGGTTTGTTGCCTGAGCTAGGGGAAAGGTTACCCCTTTAACGTCACCAGACCGCTAACGACGCATGTGCCAGACGCCGTGTTACAACCAAATATGGTGGCCCCTACCGGACTTGAACCGGTGACCGTGCGATTATGAGTCGCCAGCTCTAACCACTGAGCTAAGGGGCCGGATTACTGTTTACTAAGTGCTTCAATGGCGCTAACAATGCCACCTACAACTATGGCAACAATAATAATGAGAACAATTGGATACTTGTCAGCAAAATCCCAGAAGCCCATCACTGATCCTTCGAAGCTGTTTTAAATATCGGCCATACCAATGTTACAGCTACTGCCACCAACGCCCCGTCCGATAAAACTGACAGGATTGTGCTGGTGAAATCCACCAGCACGGACAGCAAGAGAAAACCAATGGCGATTGCGATACGTGCCTTGCTTGCCATTACAGATAATCTTCCACACGAAGACCTAAACGACGGCCTACTTCTTCCAGTACTTTGTGTTCTGCTGGCTCGATTTCACCGTCCGCTTCTGCAATTGTCAGCATGTTAACGAATACTTCTTCCGCTTCTTTTGGATCGTTTTTGATATCTTCAATTTCGCGAAGGATATTCATGCGACCAACACGGAAGCCAGCTTCCAGTTGCTCGGTAAAACGGGTAATTGTTGCAGTAATTTCGTTACCAAAATGACTAAGACGCGGATTAGAGCGGACAAGCTGATCAAGTTTCGCTGTTTCTTCTTTTTCGATTTCACCATCAGCGGCAGACACCAACAAACAGCCACCGATAATGGCCTCCATCAGATCGCGATTCTCAACTTTTTTCAGCTCTACTTTTGCAGAAGCAACTTTCTTGCCGAACAATTTACCGAACATTGGTTATCCCTCAATAAAAGTGACATATTTATTAGATTGCGGTGCCGGGTGCCTCCCAGTGTCCTTTGGCTGGTTATCCACCGTGGGCGGGGAAACAAGGAGAAATAATGGACAGATATAACCATTTCCCCGCATGCGCTTAGCCGCATTCACCGCAACGGAAAGAGCATTCTTGGTGGACCTGTAGATTGGGATATGAACCCGTTACAGGAGAATGCTCTTACCTGTTACGTGCTCCGTTTCGTGGAGCTAACGGCAGGTGATCAGACCGCACCAGACTGGACTTATTTCAGCGTTATGCTCATGCCAGAGAATCAAACTGTGATGGTCGGTGCTGAACTCCGACACAGGGTTGTAGCAAGCCCCACAAAGCGCGCTACTGTAGTTGCGGCACATCAGCCTGTGCATTCACCACAATGTTGAGAACACTGGTTGTCACGCTGCAACGCAACATTTATTCGTAGATTGGGATATGACCCCGTTACGCCAGTGTTCTCAACGTTGTAGTGCCGGTTACGGTTCCGGCCAGGCCTCTTCCTCAACGGGGTGTTCTCCATACGGACTACCGTTTATTGGTCGTTCCTGCGGTTTATGTTGTGAAGCCAGATGCTTATCTTCTGGTTGCTTCAAAGAGCTGCACTTCATCACAACGGTAAGGGTACTTCGTAGGGATTCGAACCCTCTGCCAAGCACGGCGATCTCCGACGTCGCAAAATACCCTTACCTGTTGTGTTGGTGCCGGTTAACGGACTCGAACCGCTGACATCCTGCTTACAAGGCAGGCGCTCTACCAACTGAGCTAAACCGGCATTGAACCGCCCCGGGAATCCTGGAGACTAAACTTCCTGAGAAAGAGGTAAACAGGATGACTAAAAATACTCGTTTTTCCCCCGAAGTCCGTCAACGGGCAGTCCGTATGGTTCTGGAAAGTCAGAGCGAATATGACTCACAATGGGCGACAATTTGTTCCATTGCTCCAAAGATTGGCTGTACGCCGGAGACTCTGCGTGTCTGGGTTCGCCAGCATGAGCGGGATACCGGGGGCGGTGATGGAGGGCT